GGTTCAAGTGTTAATTATTATTTAAACGGTGGAACAAGTCAAGGCGATTTTGGTGGAACAACTTATTATGAGTTTAGTAAGACTCCAGTAATAGGAACAGAAGCAGACTTTACTATAAGTTCAAATGGATATATAGCTTCATTTATAACTGATGTTGCAGACCCATCATTATTACTTATTCCTGCTGGAAATTGGAATTTAGAATTTTTCTTTTCTTCAAGTTCCGCTGGTGGTTCACCTTCATTTTATGCTGAATTGTATAAATACGATGGAACTACATTTACATTAATTTCAAGTGGTTCTGCTGTTCCTGAAGGAATAACAAATGGTACATCTATTGATGCTTATTTTACTGCATTAGCAGTTCCTGAAACAGTATTAACAGTTAATGATAGATTAGCTATTAGAGTATATGTAACTGCTTCAAGCAAAACAATTACACTACATACACAGAACGGACACCTTTGCGAAGTAATAACAACATTTACCGCTGGATTAACTGCTTTAAATGGATTGCAAGCACAAGTTCAAAATTTTGCAACAGGAACATCAGGAACAGATTTTGCTATAAATTCAAGCGGAAGTACACATACATTTAATTTACCTGATGCAAGTGCAACTGCAAGAGGAGCAATCACAACAGGAAGTCAAACTATTGCTGGAGCAAAAACATTTACAGGAACAATAGGTGCAAGTAATTTAAGCGGAACTAACACAGGTGATAATGCTACCAACTCTCAATATAGTGGATTAGCTGCATCAAAACAAGATGTAATAACATTAACTACAACAGGTACAAGTGGAGCATCTACTTTGGTTGGTGCTACATTAAACATTCCACAATATAGTGGAGCAACTAATTTAGGATATACTCCTTCGCCAACAAATGGAACAGTAACAAGTAGTACAGGTAGTTCAGCAACTTTACCTTTAGCTGATGCTACTAATGCTGGATTATTAAAACCTGCTAAATTTACAGTATTAGAAAACACAAGTGGAACAAATACAGGAGACCAAGATTTAAGTACTTATGCTCTTTTGGCAAGTCCAACTTTTACAGGTACACCATCACTACCAACAGGAACAATAGGTGTAACGCAAACTGCTGGAGATAATTCTACTAAAATAGCAACTACTGCTTTTGTAACTTCTGCTTTAAGTTCAGGAGGTGTAACGGTAAGTCCACAAGATACATTTGGAACTGCAAATATTGCTACTGTAACTGCTGCTCAATATGATGCTTTTATAACTGCTGGAACTGTTAGTGCTACAACTTTATATTTTATAACTGCATAAATTATGGCAATAGAAATTGGAACAGTAAGTGCAGATACAAGTGTAAAATTTGGAACTACTACAATTCAAAGTGGTTATATAGGATATAATAATTTTTATGGCACAGAGTTTAAAATTTTAGATTTATTTCCTTCTGCACATCACGCTTATTCTTTAAGAAAATTAAGAACTGCGTATACAGGATTTTGTTTAAGAATTAGAAGAACAACAACAACTCCAACTGTAACAACTACAACAGTAGATTTATCTTTTGATTCTAATGGTACAATTAGTTTAAATAGTTCTATTACTTATGTTTCTGGTACAGTAACACTATCAACGAATTTAGGTCAATTTTGTGCTTCTGTTGTAAATGGATATTCTAATCCTGATTTAGTAAATACAAATCAAAATATATTTGTTGTAACTTGGTTTGAACAAAGTGGTAATGGTAAAAATCCAACACAAGGAACTGCTGGAAATCAACCAAAAATAGTAGAATTAGGGAATTTAGAATTATCAGGCGGCAAGGTGGCAGTAAGATTTGTGAAAGCTAATAATCAAAGATTAACAATAGCAGATACTACTGCAAACATTAATAATATGTCAAGTTATTTTGTTGGGCAATACGCAACAACTGGAGGTAATCAACAGGCTTATGCGTTAAGTGTGAATAATAGATTTTATTTACCAATATCTAATGGAACAAGTATTTTTGCTGGATATGCAGGAAATTTTAATGCTATATTACTACAACCTGTAAATATTAATAGAAATTTATATGAATTATTAGCACCATCACCTAATAACTCAAGCGTAGTTGAAGCATTTGCAAATGGTGTATCAAAAGGAACAGTTGCCATATCAAGTGGTGCTTCTGCTGCTATTTGGTTAGGACACGCAAATAACGTTAATCACTATGATGGACACATTCAAGAAGTAATAGGATGGCAAACAAATGCAAATAGAGTAGAAAAAGAAACAAATATTAATTCTTATTGGACAATATATTAATTATGTATATATACAACACATTAGAAGAAGCGCAAGCAGCTTTAGAAATAGTAAATGCATATTTTGGATTGCCTTGTGGTGAAACATTAAGATGGACAGATATTCAAGAAGGTGATGGATTTTGGTATTTACAAGCTGACAGATTAGAAGAAGTATTAGGAAATGAATAATATAGATAAAATATTAAATAAGATTATTTCACGTAAATTAATGGTGTTTGTAATAGCTTGTTGTGGATTATTCGCTGGAGATTTAACTTCACAAGATTGGGTTGTAATAGCTACTGCTTATGTAAGCATACAAGGATTTACGGATATAGTTGCGAAATTAAAAAGTTAGAATGGAGTCAATGAAATTATATATGCTTAATTCGTTAGCATTAGTTATTACGTTTACTAACGTAGAGAATATATTAAAATTAACTCTTTTAGTGTTATCTATTATATATACAGGTGTTAAAATTTACGAATCATTTAATAAAAAAGTAAAAGATGAAACTGGACAATAAAGGCTATATGTTGATTTGTGAGTTTGAAGGATTTAGTTCCAAACCATATTTATGTCCTGCTAAATTAGCTACAATTGGTTACGGTAATACATTTTATAAAGATGGCAAAAAAGTTACTATGGTGGATAAGTCAATAACTAAAGCTGAAGCATTTGATATGTTTAAAGACATTGCAGATAATTTTGCTAAAAGAGTTTCTAAATGTGTTACACAACCTTTAACACAAAATCAATTTAACTCTTTAGTTTCATTTGCTTATAATGTTGGAGTTGCAAATTTTATGAGAAGTACACTTTTAAAGAAAGTAAATAATAATAGATTAGACCATTCAATTGCAGATGAATTTTTAAAATGGGATAAGGTAGGTACTAAAAAATTAGCAGGTTTAACTAAAAGACGACAAATTGAAGCAGACAATTATTTCACGAAATAAAGGAGTTATTATATTTTGGTTATCAGTTACATTAGCTACTATTTCAATTGCTATGTTATCATCTTGTTCAACAAGAAAAGTAGTAATAGAAGAAGTTAAGAAGGATTCTTTGTCCCAAATTTACACTAAAATAGTGACGAAAGAGGATATAAAAATAGAAACTAAAAATGATATTACAACTGATGAGTTTACTATTACTCCATTAGATACTTGCAAAGATATTGTAGTAAACGGTATAAGTTACAAAAACGTTGTTTTAAGGCACATTAATACAAAAGATAATAGTTTATATAAAAAGGATATAAAAGTGTCTAAAATAGAAGATAAACAACAAACTACAAAGGTTAAAGAAAATACAAAAGTTAAAAATATAGAGAAAACTTCTAATCCAATAGGATATATTTTAATTATAATTATAATTTATTTAGTATGGCAAAACAGACGGTGGTTTCTACCCGTATAGAAACTAATATTTCAAGACCAGGAGTACATTCCAAAACAAAATCTTCTAAATTAAAATCTTCTAAAAATTACCAAAAGAAATACAAAGGTCAAGGAAGATAATTATCCGCAACACACTTTGTTTTTTGTTCTGTTTATTTTATTTTTTTTTAATTATTTTTTTAAAACTTTTTTTGTTTTTAAGAACATTTCAAAATTACAGGTTTTTTTTGACATTATTGCAATAATTTAAAATTAGTTATTTACAAATATTGTTAATTTATATTATATACATTTGACAAATGAAAAATAAAGATTTAAAAAAAATAATGACTGATATTTTAATTAAACAAAATGATGCATATAGTTTAGATAATTATGCATTTGTATGTTCTAAAATATGGGATAATGGTTTAAAAGAATATAAAGGTATTCCAATATATTATTTTAATGCTGAATTAATGGGTAATATTATACAATTAATTCCTTCACCAATGATGCAAGATTATGTCTAAAAAGCCAACACGTAAAAGTTTAGTAATAAAATTAGATACAGTCTTTAGTCAATATATAAGACGTAAAGATGCTATTGATGAAATAGCTACTTGTGTTACCTGTAATAAAAAAGACCATTATAAAAAACTTCAGTGTGGACATTTTATGTCACGTAGACATTATTCAACACGTTGGGACGAAAATAATGTAGGTGTACAATGTTATGGTTGCAATATTACCAATCAAGGTATGCAATATGCTTTTTCAAAGTATTTAACACAATTTGATAATAACTTACCTGATAGTTTATTAATTAAATCAAAACAAATAGTTAAATTTGCTGATGTAGATTTGATTGAAATGATTGAATACTATAATTCTAAATTAGATTCTTTGTAGTTCTCTGTTTATATATTGTTTGTTAGAAAAGGGATGCTTTAATTAGTGTCCCTTTTTTTGTTTAAAATGTTAAAGTTTTGTTAAAATTAATATTAATAGTTTTTTATCTTAAAAACAGTTATATATTTGTACTCAACAAACAAAAACAAACATTATGAAATCATCTAAAATTATTATCGAAATTGCATTTAACAACAAACTTGAATATATTACCTTTACAAATATGACTGTTTGGGAAGCAATGAAACAACTTAAAAAGAAATACGGAGAAGTTTTAATTTACGATGTAAACGTAGCATATTAAAAACAAAGTGGATCAGCATACTATAAACTGCATTAACAAACTAAAAACAAACAAAATGAAACAAAATTTAAAAGACATCGGATTAGCATTTATTTTATGGGGATTATTTTTTAGTGTAGTATTAATTTTAACACTTTAACAAATGGAAGATTATAAAGGCTGAATTATTCAGAAGAATGATTACAACTACGATAGCAATGCTTATAACAATTATGAGTACTACAACGGAAACGACTGTGATTCTCCGATAAGACATTGCACAACAGTTGATGACTGCAAAGAAAATATTGATTATCTAATTAATGAATTTTACTACTAATGGCAAAAATAAAACATTATCCAGAAGCTTGGTTTATTTGTAGAGAAGAAAGAGATTTTAGTTCTACACATTTTAAATCAAAAGAATTAGCTGAAAAATATGCTAAAAGAATGGGGTTTATAGATTACGAAATTAAGATGATGTATTATATGACCCGATGAAAGAAATTATAGAACAATTAGAAATAGAATTAAATCAACTTGGTCCTAACTGGAATTTATTTGGAAAAGTTGATAAAATGAAATATTTATTAGAAAAATTAAAACAACAATTAAAAAACAAATAACAAATGAAAGATTTATTAGATTACAACAGGTTTAGAATAGAAGCAATGCAAGAGAAACTTTGCAAATTAGAATTTTACATTAATCAATTAGAAACTTACTGTTTTGAATTAGCTGATGAAAATTGCCCAAGAGAATACAAGACAATAATTAAACAAGAACTTTATAACTTAAAAACAAATTAAAATGGAAAGAACAATTATTAGTTTCCCAGCAGAATTAACATTAAATCAAAAATTATCTTTAATTCAAAAAGAATTTAAAGCATCAAAGTCAAAATTCAATTCATTTGGTAAATATAACTTTAGAAGTGCTGAAGATATATTAGAAGCATTA